TCCATATACTAGCCAATATGGATATAAATTAGTACCTAAAAAAATCAAAGGAGCAGGTACAATAGTAAAACAATTATTTGAATACAGCAATTTTCAACAAAAAAGAATTAATGTATTTGGAGAAATAGAAGATAGAATAAATAACATTTTACCAATGTTATCAAATGCTAAAAACGAAACAGCAGAATTTTATAATGAAAATCCTGGTTCATATGCAATAGTAGTCCCAACAGATTACATACTAGAAATATTAGACGAAGTAGAATTGAAATTAAAACAAGTACAAGACAAATGAAAACGCTAACCGAACAATACAGATTAATTAAAGAAGATAAAGGAAATAAGGGTGTTTTCCTTAAAGAAGCAAAAAAGAAATTTCCTAATTTGATTAAATCTAACTCAACTTTTAAAGAGGCATCAACTATTTTAAAACAAAAAAACATAATCTCCGAGAATTTTGTTGGCACTCCTATGATAGGTAATCCATTTGGAGGTAGAAAAAAAGAATCATACGAAAATGCATTTGAAAAATTCTTAGCTGAAGCAGAAGCAAAAGCTGAAGAAAAAAAAGTATCTAAAGAAGTAGAAGAAGATGCTGAAAAGAATTATGATTATAAAGATAAAAAAGATCCTAATAATATGATCTTTGGTCAAGTTCAAATGGGTTATTATTGTGAATTAAAAGAACCAAAAAACGAAGGAAAAACGGATCAAGAATTACTAGAGATTGTTTATAAAAACTTAGCTAAAGATCCTATATATTATACTAAAAATGGCCAATTTGGAGAAGAAATAGGATACACAGATGATAGTGTTGCTTTAGGCGAACCTAAAGAACCTAAAGGACCACATAAATCAAGTGGTTATGGTAAACTTAAAGAACATTCAATTTCAATAGCAGGTGGTATAGTAACAGGAGGTGGATTTTCACCTATGAATTATATGGATTATTTTGGTTTAAATGAAGCTGATGGTGATGTTGATGATGCTAAAACAACAGCAGATGAAATGGAAAGAGCAGCAGCAGCAGCTAAAGAAATAGGTGATACTGAATTATTTGAAGATAATGCTCCAATACATATAGAAGCTTTAGCAGACGCAGCTGAAGCAGCATATGAGGCAGGAATGGAAATAGATGAAATAATGAGTTTTATAGAACAGCATTTAGGACTTAAAATGGGATAATATGAAACAAGTACTTATTGAAACACAAACATTTAAAACAAACCCAATTTCACTAACCGAAGGCAAATCTGATAGAGGATTACCCTTAGTAGAAGGTATACTAGCTACAGCTGAAATAAAAAATGGTAATGGTAGATACTATTCTAAAGAATTATGGGATAGAGAAATAGATAAGTACCAAGAATTAATTAGAGAAAACAGAGCAACAGGTGAATTAGACCACCCAGAATCTCAGGTAATTAATTTAAAAAATGTTTCACACAATATAAAAGATATGTATTGGGATGGAGATAATGTAATGGGTAAAATAGAAATATTACCTACACCATCTGGAAATATATTAAAAGCATTAATTGAAAGTGGTATTACCGTAGGCGTATCATCACGAGGGATGGGTTCGTTAGAAGAAAGTAATGGTGTGATGGAAGTACAAGATGATTTTGAACTATTATGTTGGGATTTTGTTTCAACACCATCTAATCCAGGTTCATATATGTCACCATTAAGAGAAGGAAAAGAAATCCAAACAAACCCTTACACAAAAGCAAACAGCATAGTAACAGAAATACTATGTGCAAATGGTAATTGCCCCCTATTTTAAAAATTACTTATTGTTGAATTTACCCCACATATGTATCTGCGAATAGGTTTTTTTAATTAGTTTTTATCCACAATTTAAATGAAAGCTAAACTTGAAAAAATTATTATTTCTATTAGTATTATTTACTAATACACTTAAATCCCAAGATATAATTATTAGATACGATAAACCTCCTTTATATGGTAAAATTCTTTATGAAAATAAAGTTAACTTAACATTAGAAAGTACAAATGCACGTATAAATATCCCTACAACATATTCAATATACAAACAAGATGTATATTCATATACAAAAAAGGGTATTAGAATTATAAGATACAAACCCCAACCAATAATAGGAAATGTATATACTATTCCAGAAATGGAATTATATATGGAAGGCCGAACATTAGCTTATAAAAAAGTAAAATCTTTTCCTATAGCAGTTATAGGATATGGGTTAGGATTTGGATATACATTATATAATACAAGAAATCTTACCCGAAACCCAACAATAGGTGGACTTTTTATGAATGTAGTATTTGTAAGTGCATTAACTATAAGAACAAACATAGGAATGAAAGACATAACTAACCCATATACACGAGTAGGATTTTACCAAGTAAAAAAGGGAAAACATAGTAAAGCTGCATTTTTAGGTTCTATATTAGGTACATTAACAATATACACAATAAGTTTTTTAAAATAAATTTTTATTAATAACATTAACCTTTAATATTTCTTACATACGTATAATCGTAAAATATACTATCTCTATATAGTATTAGACAATAAATAAATCTATTACGTTTCATAATAAACGTATTTCCCAAACAATTAAATTTTAGGATAATGGCAAAGAGAGACATTCTCAAAGAAGCTATCGCTGACGCTAAAGCCGTCAAAGAAACCGCTATCGCAAATGCTAAAGCAGCACTGGAAGAAGCTTTCACTCCTCAACTTAAATCTATGCTATCTGCAAAGTTAGAAGAAATGGAATTAGATGAAGAGAAAGAAGACATCGATGAGATGACTAAGAAAGAAAAAGCTGAAGGTGACGATCGTAAAGATGATAAAATCGAAAAAGAAACAGAGGACATGAGAGAATCTGAAAATGTAGATGAAATCAACTTAGACGAAATTTTAGCAGAAATCGAATTAGACGAAGAAAAAGAGGACATCGACGAAGATGCCAGAACAGATGCCGAGGAAGAAGGCTATGAAGATGGTATGGAAGATGAAAAAGAAGACATGGAAGACAAAGATGAAGAAATTGATCTTGAAGACATGACTGACGACGACCTTAAAGACTTTATCGAAGACGTAATTGCAGATATGGTAAGCTCAGGTGAGCTAGAAGCAGGTGATAATTTCGAAGAAGACGAAGACGTTGAAGATAAAGTAGACGTTGAAGTTGAAACTGATGAAGAAGTAGAAATTTCTGAATCAAAAGAAGACATGGATGAGGCCGCAGTTGGCACTCCAGGAAGTGGAACATATTCAAAAGGTAACCCATACGATACTGGTGAAAAATCAGTTGGAGGTGATTTAATGAAATCTTTAGCTCAAGCAGGTGTAGACCTTAAAGCTTTAGGTTCAAAAGCATTAGACGCAATTAAAAATTGGTCTGAGGATTTTGAAAAAAATAAAAAATATGCTTCATCTGGTAAAAAAGCCGCTACAAGACCTGGTAAAGGATTCTTAGGTTTAGAAGAAGAAAAAGAAAAAGAATTAAAAGAAGCGTATGCTACTATTAATACTCTTAAATCTAGTTTAACTGAAGTAAACTTGCTTAATGCAAAATTACTTTACACAAACAAAATCTTCAAAGGTAAAAATTTGACAGAGAGTCAAAAAGTCAAAGTATTAGGTGCTTTTGATAAAGCAGGTACAGTTAAAGAAACTAAATTGGTATTTGAAACTTTAAACGAAGGTTTAAAGACTAAAAAATCCCCAATTAAAGAATCTTTAGGTGCTGCATCAAGACCAACCGGAAACTTTAAAACTAAAAACCCAATTATTAAAACTGACCCAATGGTGGCAAGGTTTCAAAAATTGGCAGGTTTAAAATAAATTAATAATAAAAAACAAAAACTAAAATGTCACAATTAAATTCACTTTTAGAAAGCTCTGCGAACAATTGGAAAAATGTTCAGAGTGATGCTGCTAGATTAGCAGGCAAGTGGGAAAAAACAGGACTATTAGAAGGATTCGACAGCGAAGTTCATAAGAATAATATGTCTATGATACTTGAAAACCAAGCTAAGCAATTAGTTGTTGAGCAATCTGCTACTAACCAAGGTGGTGCTACATTTACTGTAGGCCAAGGTGCACAGTGGGCAGGTGTTGCTTTACCATTGGTAAGAAAAGTATTCGGACAAATTGCTTCTAAAGAATTCGTTTCAGTTCAGCCAATGAACTTACCTTCTGGTCTAGTATTTTTCCTAGATTTCCAATACGGACAAGGAAAAGAATTAAATTTCGGACCTGCCGGAGATGTATATGCAGCTAGCGCTTCAATGTACGGCGATACAAACCCAGGTGCAGGTGCAGACCCAGCAAATGGTCTTTATGGTGCTGGTAGATTTGCTTATTCAGTAAATCAATTTTCAGCTTCTCTTTCAACAACATGTACAACAGCTTCTTGGTCTGATGTAGACTATAAAGCTGAATTATCTGCTTCAGTTGCTGCTGGTAAATTTACCAAAGTTGCAATTGCAGGTGGTAGTTTATCAAGACCTGATTATAAGGGTGCTAGAGCATTTGTTGTATCTTCAGGTTCAGCTGTTAGTAAAGCTTCAACAGCTTTATTACTCCCAGAATACACTGCAGTTAGTGGTACAACTATTAACTTTATCTTTACAGGTTCAGTTAATGGTACAGACTTACCATTGAATGGAGGAGATAACCTTGTATTGTATAACCAACAACCATCAGATAATCACAGAGGTGATTTTGAAGATGCTAATGGTGCTGGTAGACCAAATGCAGAGTCAACTTCTGCGGATGCATTAGCTATCCCACAAATTGATATCAAAATGAAATCTGAAGCAATTGTTGCTAAAACTAGAAAGTTAAAAGCACAATGGACTCCAGAATTTGCACAAGATTTGAATGCTTACCAAGCACTAGATGCTGAAGCTGAGCTTACTTCAATCATGAGTGAATATATTTCATTAGAAATTGATTTAGAAATTCTAGATATGTTAATTCAAGATGCATCAGCTGCTGATGAGTATTGGAATGCTAAAAACAACCAAGGCTTAAATTCAGATAAAGATGGATATACAGACCTAGGATTCTATAATACACAAGGACAATGGTTCCAAACTTTAGGAACTAAAATGCAAAAAGTATCTAATAAAATTCACCAGAAAACTCTTAGAGGTGGTGCTAATTTTGTAGTTATTTCTCCAACTGTTGCTACTATCATTGAATCAATCCCAGGATTTGCTTCAAATGCTGATGGTGATGCTACAAAAGGAAAATTTGCATTTGGTATCCAGAAAATGGGACAAATGAATAGTAGATACGATGTCTATAAAAACCCTTACATGACTGAAAATGTTATTTTAATGGGATATAGAGGTAACCAATTCTTAGAAACTGGTGCTGTATTTGCTCCTTACATTCCATTGATTATGACTCCATTAGTATATGATCCAGACACTTTCACACCAAGAAAAGGTCTATTAACGAGATATGCTAAGAAGATGATCAGACCAGAATTTTACGGTAGAGTATTTGTATCAAACACTGATTTGATTTAATAATTACTTTTAAAGTAAATTCATAAAATTAAGACCTGGCTTTTTAGTCAGGTCTTTTTTTATCTTACCTTATTTTTCTAATATTTATGACAAAATGCTATGGCTGATTTTACCCTTTTATTAAAAGAACGAGTATTACTTAATGGTACTGAAAGAGGTACTGATTATGTTTTAACTATTCCTAATATAGAAAATTACGATAATAGAATAGTTACAGTACCCTCAGGAAGTGAAACTACAATATTCCAATATAGTAACACCCCAGGAGCAGGTACATTTACCTCAGGAAGTTTTAAATATGGTAGAATATCAAATTATTCAACAACAACACCAATAAATTTAAAAGTATCTTCATCTTCAGAACTTATGAATTTTAAAATAGATGCTGGAGGTACATTTATGTTATCAACAAGTGACATAACAGGCAGTTTAACTAATACTTTTACTTATAATGATATAAACTCGGTATTTGTAGAACCCTCAGGAAGTTCTGCTAAAGTAGAATATTTTATAGCAACAACTTAATTTAAAATATTATGAACATTCCAATTTGGACAGGTACATCAACATTTGCAGTAGGCCAAACACCCTTTGGTTTTTATGATAATGATTTAGATTTTAAAACAGACTCAGATAAGGTATCAGACTTTTGTGCAAGACGTTTAGGTTATCCTTTAGCAGATGTTGAATTACAATCAGGATCTTTTTATACGGCTTTTGAAGAAGCAATTACAACATATGGAAATGAATTATATGCTTATAAAGTAAGAGAAAATTATTTGTCTTTAGAAGGAGCATCTTCATTAACAGTTCCTAATAATCAATTAATATCACCAAATCTAGCTGGAGTTGTTAGGATCTCAGAACAATATGGAGTAGAAGCAGGAGTAGGTGGTGACGTAACATGGTATTCGGGTTCAATAAATTTAACAAGCGGTAAACAAGATTATGATATGAATGCTTGGGCACAAGCAAGTGCTAGCATTAGTTCAAGTGACTCAATAGAATTAAAAAAAATATTTTATGAAGCACCACCAGCAATAACAAGATATTTTGATCCATATGCTGGTACAGGTACGGGAATGATTGATTTAATGGACTCATTTGGTTGGGGTAGCTATTCACCTGCAATTAATTTCTTAATGATGCCAATTAACTATGATTTACAAACCATTCAAGCAATAGAATTTAATGACCAGATAAGAAAATCAAATTATTCTTTTGAATTAGTAAATAATCAATTAAAAATTTTTCCAATCCCTAACGGTAGCGTTACAAAACTTTATTTTCAATACATAAAAAAATCGGAAAGAAATAATCCTTACAAAGATGGTACTAATGTAATAACTGATGTAGGTAATGTACCTTTCCAAAACCCAACTTATACACAAATTAATTCTATAGGTAGACAATGGATATTTGAATATACTTTATCTATAGCTAAAGAAATGTTAGGATATATTAGGGGTAAATATTCTACTATACCAATCCCAGATTCAGATGTAACATTAAATCAAGCTGATTTGTTATCATCTGCAACAGCAGACAAAAATGCTTTAATAGAAAGATTAAGAACATATTTTGATGAAACATCAAGAAGTAGTTTATTAGAAAGAAAAGCAAACGAAAATGATTTTTTACAAAAGGAATTAAATAAAGTTCCTTACACAATTTTTATAGGATAATATGGCTTTATACGGAGCAGCAAGAGATATAAGTTTATTTAGACATGTAAATAGAGAATTAATAGGTAATATTGTTTCTCAAGAATGTGTTTATTATAAATTTAAATTAGATGAAACAAAAGTAAACTTATATGGTGAATCTTCAGGGGCAAAATATTATTATACTGGAGTTATATTAAGCTGTTTAATTGAAAGACAACCCCAAGAATACCCAGATGATGAATTTGGTGTACAGTATTATAGAAATGTCGATTTTAAATTTTTGAGGGATGATTTACTAGAAAGAAATTTAGACTTTAATGAAAATTTTGATCAAGGAGATTATTTTGGAGCTGATTTAGTACCTGAAGTAGGAGATATAATATTTTACTATGGAGGCTATTATGAAGTAGATGATATAATAAGTAATCAATATTTTGTAGGTAAAGATCCAGATTATAATTATGATGAAAATCCCATTAACCCAGGATTAGAAAATTTTGGTAGTGATTTATCTATTATATGTAAAACACATTATCAACCAGCGGATAAAGTTCAACTAGAAAAAGCAAGAATAAATGGATAAAAAATATAAAAAACCCGTTCCTAAAACACAAAGAAAAATATCTGAGGACTTACAAAATGCTCAGGATATTCATATGGGTAATCCTAATAATGCTACTCCAGGACCCCAAACACCACCAATAAATGAAGCAAATATAGATTTTAATAGGTCTACTAAGATGTCCTTTAAAGGGGATACGGTTAAACCTTTTTCAATTGGGATACAAGATATAGATGAATCTATAATGTATTATTTTCAGAATGTTATTAAACCTACAGTAATACAAAATGGAGAAAGAATAGCAGTTCCTATAATATATGGATCTCCCGAAAGATGGAAATCAATCCAAAAAGATGCTTATTATAGAGATAAAAAAGGTGCTATAATGAATCCCATAATAATGTTTAAAAGAAATTCTTTAGAAAAAAATAGAGCATTATCAAGAAAATTAGATGCAAACGAACCTAATTTATATACCTTTTGGCAAAAAGCATATAATCAAAAAGAAATTTATAGTAATTTTAAATTATTAAATAATAGAATTCCTACAAAACAATTTATAGCTAATGTAGTACCAGATTATGTTAATTTAACTTATAGTTGTATAATACAAACATACTATGTAGAACAATTAAATAAAGTTATTGAGGCAATAAACTATGCTTCTGATTCATACTGGGGTAATCCCGAAAGATTTAAATTTAGGGCTCGAATAGATAATTTTACTACAGTTACAGAATTACAACAAAGCCAAGAAAGATTAGTAAGAGGTACATTTGATATAAAAATGTATGGGTATATAGTACCTGATGTTATACAAAAGGATATAAAAGCTATTAAAAAACTAAACTCTAAATCAAAAGTAATTTTTCCTATGGAAACTGTTTCAAATTTATTTGATTCTCCTACAAAATAAATGTATCTTTCAATAAAAATATAATATTTATAACTATAAAAAAGTAAATAACATGGAAAAAATAGTTTTATCAGAAGAAGAATTAAATACATTATCTTCGTTTCAACAACAACAACAAAACTTTGTAATTCAATTAGGTCAAATTGAGTACCAAAAAGAATTACTAGACCAACAAAGAAAAAATATTAAAGATAATATTAAATCTTTAGAAACTCAACAATTTGAATTATCTAAAACACTTGAAGAAAAATACGGTGTAGGAACGGTAAATTTAGAAAATGGTGAGTTTATAAAACATTAAATGTATTTTTAACAATTTTTATAATATTTATAAACAAAATTAATTTGTAACCAATGGCAGAAGTATTATTATCTCCCGGTGTATTAGCTAGAGAAAACGACCAATCATTTATAGCATCAACCCCTATACCAGCGGGTGCAGCTATAGCAGGCCCTACAGTAAAAGGCCCAGTAAACATTCCAACAATAGTTACTTCATATAGTGACTATAAAAATAAATTTGGAGCTATTGTAGAAAGTGGAAGTCTTGAATATACTTACTTCACTTCATTAGCTGCTTATAATTTCTTCCAACAAGGAGGAGATTCACTTCTAGTGACTAGAGTTGCAAGTGGTTCATTTACTGGAGCAAGCGCCGAAAGTGGTGGAACAGATGGAATTGTAAATGGTGATTCTGTATCAGCATTTAAATTAGAAACATTAGATGTAGGAACAATAACAAATAGTACTGGATCTGAAGGTGTTAATAACACCTTATCAAATGGTACTAAAAATAATTTAAGATGGGAAGTTACAGGAGTAAATTCAGGATCAGGTACTTTTAGTCTTCTTATTAGAAGAGGAGATGATACTATTACTAGAAAAACAGTATTAGAACAATATACTGATGTTTCTATGGATCCAAATTCAGATAATTTTGTATCAAAAGTAATTGGAGATCAAACCCAAACAGTACAGAGTGATGGTTCTACTTATTATCTTCAAATAACTGGATCTTATCCAAACAGAAGCCAATTAGTAAGAGTATCATCTGTAGATACACCTGCATTAAATTATTTTGATAATAATGGAACTGCAAAAACAGCACTTACATCTTCTGTCCCAGTAGTGGGTTCAGGTTCATTTGGAGGAGCAACGGGAACACCATTTGATGGAATAGAAGCTAATTTTTATAATACTATTAATGGTGGTACAGGAACTGCTGCAAATACTCAAGGAGTTGTAGCTGCTAATTATACCACAGCACTTAATTTATTAGCAAATGTAGATGAATTTCAATATAATGTTTTATCTGTTCCAGGTATCTATAAAGATGATTATTCTTCAACAGTAACAACAGTAATTGATAATTGTCAAGAAAGAGGAGATGCTATTGCAGTAGTTGATATGGTAGCTTATTCTAAAAATATTGGTGATGTAACAACAGAAGCAAGTGGAATTGATTCTTCATATGCGGCTACTTATTGGCCTTGGGTTCAAACAATTTGCCCTGATTTAGGAAACCAATGTTGGGTTCCAGCATCAACACTTATTCCAGCTGTTTATGCCTTTACTGATGCTTCTAGTGCAGCATGGTTTGCACCTGCAGGTTTAAATAGAGGTGGGTTAAGTACAGTGATTAGAGCAGAAAGAAAATTAACTAATGGAAATAGAGATACATTATATACAGGTAATGTTAATCCAATTGCTACCTTCCCTAACACAGGTGTAGTAGTATTTGGTCAGAAAACACTTCAGAAAAAAGCAAGTGCTTTAGATAGGGTAAATGTTAGAAGGTTGTTAATTGCTCTTAAAGGATTTATTTCACAAATTGCAGACAACTTAGTATTTGAGCAAAACACTATAGCTACAAGAAATAACTTCTTAAGCCAAGTTAACCCATACTTAGCAAGTGTACAACAAAGACAAGGTTTATTTGCTTACCAAGTAGTAATGGATGAGAGTAATAATACACCAGATACTATCGATAGAAATCAATTAGTAGGTCAAATTTATTTACAACCAACTAAAACAGCAGAATTTATTTACTTAGATTTTAATGTTTTACCAACAGGGGCTACTTTCCCATCATAAAAACCAAAGAATTAGATATTTATAATTGAAAATAAACAATAAAAAATGGCAGTATTAGATCCCAACGAAATATTTTTCACCGCGTTTGAACCCAAACAAGCGAACCGATTCATCCTTTATATGGATGGTATACCAAGCTTCATTATTAAAGGAGTTGCAGCAGTAAATGTAGCCCAAGGTACAGTAGCTTTAAACCACATTAATGTTCAAAGATTTGTTAAAGGTAAAACCACTTGGGGACCAATATCAATGACATTATTTGATCCGATTACACCATCAGGAGCTCAAGCAGTAATGGAGTGGGTAAGACTACATCACGAATCTGTAACAGGTAGAGATGGTTATTCTGATTTTTATAAAAAAGATCTTACAGTAAATATTTTAGGACCTGTAGGAGATATAGTTTCAGAATGGGTAATCAAAGGTGCATTAATTACAGAAGCAACATTTGGTGATTATAATTGGGATACTGAAAATGAAGCAAAAGAAATTTCATTAACAGTACAACCAGATTACTGTGTATTAAATTTCTAATAAAAAAATTAATATTTCTAGAGAGGAGCTTGGCTATGTCAAGCTCCTTTTTTATATTGGTATTTATTACAAATAAAATAAGTTATCAACAAATAAAAGATTATGGCAGAATTTAAATTCCCTTCAGAAGAAGTAGAATTACCATCAAAGGGTTTAGTATACCCAAAAGACAGTCCACTTTCAAGCGGTAAAATAGAAATAAAATATATGACTGCTAAAGAAGAAGATATACTAACAAACCAAGGATATATTCAAAAAGGAACAGTTCTAGATAAATTACTAGAATCTGTAATAGTGTCAAAGATAAACCCAAAAGATTTAATAATAGGAGATAAAAATGCTGTTTTAATAGCAACTCGTATTTTGGGGTATGGTAAAGATTACAAATTTGAATATAATGGAGAAGAAGAAACTATTGATTTATCTGAATTAGATAATAAAGAATTTGATACTTCTTTAATAACAGAAAGTAAAAATGAATTTAGTTTTAAGTTACCTCATAGTGGAACTAACATTACATTTAAGATTTTAACAGGCCATGATGATACTAAAATAGAAAAAGAATTAGCAGGTCTTAAAAAAATGAATAAAAATGCTTCTCCTGATCTTACTACTAGATTAAAACATTTAATAACATCAGTTGAAGGAGAAACTGATTCAAAAACAATAAGAGAATTTGTCGATAATTACTTATTAGCAAGAGATTCTAGAGCCCTAAGAGAATATATAAATCAAAACCAACCAGATGTAGATTTAAACTATATGATGGATGATGGAGAGGAGGTGAGAGTCCCTATAGGACTTAACTTTTTTTGGCCTGACTACTCAGATAGCCTCACAAGTTAGACTTTCTGTATTTAACCAAATACACCAAATAGTATTTCATGGAAAAGGTGGATATGATTTTCATACTATCTACAACATGCCTTTATGGTTAAGAAAATATACTTTTTCAGAAATTAAAAAACACTATGATGATGAAAAGAAAGAATATGATAAAGCAAATAAAGGCCAAGGTGAAACTAATCTTATAAATTCTGATGGTACTGTCAACACCCCAGCATTTGCTCAAGCTTCAAAATCAACCCAAAATAAAACATCACCAACATCAAACCCCTTTAAGGGTAAAAGTAGTTATAAATAGTTAATTTTTTTAATATTTATAACAAACCAACTTAAATGGCCGCAGATCCTAAAAAACTACAGGAAATAAAAGATCTTTTGGATCAAATCCAAAAAAATTACAACCAATTAGGAAAGAAAAATCCTTTTAGGGGGATAGATCCTAATAAAATAAAGGATGTTAATGATACAATCCAACAATTAGAAGTAGGTTTAGACGGAGTTGAATCCCAGGTTAGAAGAGTAAACTCTTCTTTTGATGATTTAGAAAAAACCTTAAAAGCTGTAGTTAGTGAAATTAATCCTAAAGGAATAAATGCTACAAAAGATTTAGAAAAAGGGATGAAGGGCCTTATTAAAGAAGCCCAAAAACTAGCAAATGAAGAAGAAGATATAGGTAATTTATCTAAAAAACAATTAAAAGCAATCCAAGAAAGAGCTAGAGCTTCTTCAAGATTAGCTAAAGATAGTGCTGCTGCTTTATTGCAGCAAATGGGTATTAGAACCCAAGATGGAAAAGTACAACAAAAGGATGGTTTAAAGATAGGCCGAATGAAGGCAGAGGATAGAGCAAAAGCTAGATCTGCCCTTGGTATTTTAAGAGACGAAAATAATATTCAAAAAGATGTACTAGATAAAATTGAAGATAGAATTGATTTAGAAGATGAATTTAATAAAAAAATAGGTTTTGGGGGTCAATTAGCTAAAGGGTTAGATAAAGCTTTACAAAAAGTAGGAATCCCTGCACTAGGAATAGCTGATGCTATTGATGGAGCTAGAAAAAATTTCATAAAAACAAAGGGTGAATCTAGTGTTTTAAAAGATACATTAAAGGGTGTAGCAGGTAATTTAAAAGGGGTTTTATCATCAGCTAATCTTATACAAGGAGCCTTTACCTTTCTTGTATCAGCTATGATGTCAGTAGATAGATTAACTGGACAATTAGCAAAAAATATAGGTGTAAGTTATAAAGAATCACTAAAATTTCAAGAACAATTTAATCAAGTAGCAATAGATTCAGATCATTTACAAGTTAATTCTAAAAACTTAAATGAATCTTTTAATTCATTAAATCAAGAATTTGGAGGGGCTACTAATTTTAGTAACCAAATGTTAGAGTCTTTTACAGCTTTAACTAAACAAGCAGGATTTACATCTGGAACTATAGCTGAAATATCTAAACTGACAGGTTCTCAAGGTACAGAGTTAGAAAACAATGTAGCTCTTATGCAAGGTGAACTTGTTGCTATGAATGCATTAAATGGCACTACATTTAGTGAAAAACAAATGTTAGAAGACATTAGTAAAGTAAGTAAAGCAACATTAATAACATTAAGAAACCAACCTCTAGCTTTAACTAGAACTTTAATGACATCTAAAAAATTAGCTTTATCTTTTGCTGAAATGGAAAGTATATCTAGTAGTTTATTAGACTTTGAGGGTTCAATCCAATCAGAATTAGAAGCAGAGTTACTTACAGGTAAACAATTGAATTTAGAATCTGCAAGACAATTAGCTTTAAAGGGAGATATTGCAGGTGCGGCAGCTGAAGTAGCTAAAGAAGTAGGATCAGCAGCTGATTTTGAAAAAATGAATGTTATCCAGCAAGAAGCCCTTGCTAAGGCAGCAGGATTAACACGAGAACAATTATCTAAAAGTTTAATAGAAAGAGAAGCTTTACAAAAAATAGGAATGGCTGATAATGATGCAGCCAAGAAAAAATATGCTACATTAAGACAAACTATGTCTGCTGAAGAAGCAGCTAAAGCATTAGGAGATGAAAGGTTAGGAGCCCAATATGAATCAGAATCAGTCCAAGAAAGGTTTGCAGCATCGGTAGAACAATTAAAAACAATATTTGTTGATATAGGAACAGCTATTATGCCTATTGTAAGCTTTATTGCAGATGCTGTATCAGGTACAGCTAAACTTGTAAAACAATATAGTGGTCTTTTTAAAGTTTTAGGTAGTATTTATTTATTATTTAAAAGTATTAGTATTACTCAAGGTGTAATGGATAAATTTGGTAAACTTAATCTTGCAAATATTAAATACGAATTAGGCTATAGAAAAGCATTAGTACTAGAATATTTTAAAGAAAATGTTCAAGCAAAACTTAAAAATGCTTATGAGCTTATTTATCTTCAATTTACCCGAGAAGGAATTATAGCAAAAGGTGCAGTACTAGCAAAAACTTTAGCAATACAAGCAGCTGAACTTGTTAATAATAATCTTACAGCTATTGGTTTAGGATTTAATAAAGAAAACCTTGTTTTAAAAGGTTTAATATTCATAAAAGATCAAGCAATAAATGCGGCAACATTAGTATATAATGGGTTATTAGGAGCTAAAAACATACTCCAAAATTTATTTAATAAGAAAAAAATTCAAGAAGGGTTAATAGAAATGAAAAACTTTGCTAAAGCTGCTGCTAATTTCTTATTAAGTGTAGGTAAACTTGCTATTAATGCTGCTATATCTATTGCTAAGATACCTATTATAGGTCCGGTATTAGCAGTTGCTGCAGCTGCTGCCGCCGTAGCTGGAGGTATGGCTTTATATTCAAAATTTAAAAAACCAGCAGGGGATATGATGGGCACTGCTGACGGTAGAACACAGGTATCACCTAAAGAAGGAGGAATATTTGAACTTTCTAAAAATGATGATTTTATAGCAGCACCTGGAGCAGCAGATGCTATGGCTAAAAGGGGTGAAAAAACAAATAATGATTCTAATAGTGGAAATGATAATTCAGCTTTATTATCTGGAATAAGTAAACTTATATCAATTAACCAACAAATCTTAGCTAAAGATCTCACAATAGTAATGGAGGGTGAAAAAGTAGGAGCTGGTATAGCTGAAGCAGAACGAGAAATTCAATAAAATTAAATATTTATACATAAATGGGGCTAATAGATTTACAAACTGATCTTAAATCAATAAAATTTGGTACTCCTCCAGCAACAGATGTTCAAGGTGGTGGGAACAGTGCTCAGCCTTATTTAAAAACCCCAATCCCAGATACATTATCCCCAACAACAGGAAATAATTTAGCTAGTAATGATTTTGCATTAAGAGGAGGTATAAATTCTGCTCGTGATACAGCTAGAGACGTAGTTAGATTAACTAAATATTTTACAGATTTTAAATCAGTAAGTGGAGCCTTATTTACAGCTAAACAAAATGTATTATCCCAAATTTCAGTTAAAACCCAATCAAGCACTGTACCAAATGGGGGTGTTTATACTCCCTTAAGTACTTTAGCACAAGCTGGTATTAATTTTATAGGAGGTCATGTTAATAAACAAGGATTACTTCCTTTTAAAGATGATCCTACATATTCATCATCTAATTCTTTTATTATAGGTGATGAGAATGGTAAAGGTAATAGATTAGCTTTTTTATATAACACTAAAATCTCCCCACAAGACCAAGTATCTTTAGGTTCTGATAACCCAAATGTTTATTCATATTCAGGAGGTCCTAATTCTAATGTAGGAGTAGGAAAAACTAATATTAAATTTGCTACTGATAACCAAGGAGGAGTTTTAAGAACAGGGTTTAATAATTCAAAATTAATAGATACAAGGTTTCCTGAAACCCAAGGACAAAAGGGATCAACATTAACTTTTTTAGGTAATTCCTCAGGTTATTTACCATCTGAAACACATTGGGATCCTACTACAATACCTTTTCAATATTATAACCCTATTGAATATGGTAGTACTGCATTTGGATTCAACCCATCAAATAGAGGAGTTAGTTTTAAATATAATGAAATTTATCCTAATACTAAATTAAATGAAGGTCTTACTTTAAATAATAGTACTGATGGATTATTTGCAAGAACTTTCGAAATAGGAGTTTATAACCCAGGAACTCTAACACCTAGAAAAGATTTAAATACTTACCAAATAGGATTAAATTATACTAGAGTTAATATGAATATGTTTAAATCTCCTATAGGAGTATCTGATAAATATAATGGAGTATTAACGAATAACTTTACTAGTGATGGGGGTATTACTTGGGATCCTAATTTTAATACTTCAGTATATAGTGATGGTTTAAACTTAACACCCAGAAAAGATTTAAATACTTACCAAATAGGATTAAAAACCAACCCTGAAGATTTATTTATAGATCCTATAAATGCTTCCACAAAATATAAATCCTTATCAGGAAAAGGAGGGCAAGGAAATTGGTCTACTGACATTGCAAAAAACTGGTTAACTTGGGAACAAAATTTTATAACTTCGGTATACAAAGATGGAACATTAGAATCTAGTGATATAATAAAAACCCCTTCCTTAATTGATCAAAATTTTAAAACTTTAGATCAAACACAATTAAATCAACAAACAAGTTATAGACAAACGGGACAAGTTCAAGATTTTAAAGTACCTTTTAAATTACCTGGTAAAAAATCATCAACTATAATGAGTATAGCTCCAAGCTATCAAGGACAAGGTGTTATAGATAATAACTCGGGAAATAATTTAAATAGTTATACATCTCCAGGACAAAAAAATAAAAATTTAATTTCATATACAAAAGGATCAGGGATAGGACCTATAGATAAAGTTAATGCACAACCTCTTTATTTATCTCAAGATGCAGAAAAAGGGGTAGGTAAAGATGACTTAATTCCTTTTAGAATAGGAGCAATTTCAACTAAAATGGGTCCTTCTGGGGGTGATTTTGATAAAGAATTTATTCATTTTAGAGCTTATATAGATTCTTTTAGTGATGGATACTCAGCTCAATGGGAAGGACAAAAATATATGGGTAGGGGAGAAAGTCTTTATAAATATGGAGGTTTTGATAGAAAAATTAATCTAAGTTTTACGGTAGCAGCCCAATCTAAAGAAGAATTATTAGCCCAATATAAAAAATTAAACTTTTTAGTTTCTAATCTAGCCCCAGAATACACAAATGCAGGATATATGTCTGGACCCTTAGTTACTTTAACAATGGGAGGATGGTGCCATGAACTTGCAGGGTTTATTGAGGGTATGACTTTAGAAGTTCCAGAAGATTCTCCTTGGGAAATAGGAATAAAAGACAATGGTGAAAAAGATGGTGATATTTCTCAACTCCCCCACATAATTAAAGTATCAGGATTTACCTTTACACCAATTCATAATTTTAAACCAGAAAAACAACATAATGGGTATAATCCAGATGGAGAATTAGCTTCTCTTGGGGGACAACATTTTATTCAAATGTGGAATGCTACTGACACTAATGAATTAATTACTATTTAAGGTTAATTAAAAATAATTAAATGAAAAGATACAGCACTATACCAGAAACAAGATCCCCAGAGGGTAAAATTATGTATAGAACTGTACGCTACCCAGAAATACCCAGGTCTTTTAATGATACTTATGTTTATACAACAGTAGGTGATAGATTTGATACTTTAGCCCAACAATATTATGGAGACTCTTCCCTTTGGTGGATTATTTCAATATCTAATGGTACATTAATGCAGAATTCATTAACTCCCCCAGTAGGGTCTCAGATTAGGATTCCACCAAATTACTCAGAAATTATTTCTAAGTATGAAGCATTAAATAAATAAGTTATGGGAAATATATTAGGAGAACCATTTAAAGAATATGTCCAAAAACAAATAAAAGTCCGACAAAAAATTCATGGATCAGGAGCTTTACTTAATGACACAAGAACTCTAGAAGAAATTGAATATCTTAATTCTAGAAATTCTTGGGTAAAATTAGCATCAGGAGTAAGCCTAGATAAACAAAGAATGGATTTACTTAAAGGTAACCCTTTAGTAGAAGGAGTACCTTTAGGAAAATCTTTAGCAAGAGGTAATATTTTATGGAATGGTTTAATTAGTAATACTTTTACTGAAGATTTTGATCCTACGGGTGCAACATATAGTGATAGAGCAGGTATTGAAGGTGGAACATTTGGTGCTTATGGGGTAGGTGGGTTTGGAGGAAATGATGGTGATTTTGGTTTTTCACCAATGCCAGGAATAGTAGAAGCCGAAGTAAAAACCTTAAATAGAGGTTCTATTAAAAAAGCCTCAGTTACAATAAAAGCTCATAATAAATATCAATTTGATGTAATTGATGTTTTATACCTAAGATTAGGTTATTCAGTAATGTTAGAGTTTGGGTATAGTAAATACTATGATAATAATGAATCTTTTACAACAGCAGATCAATCACTAATAAATGATGAAAATTGGTTTGATGATAATTTTGATAAATCTGATTACCAAAAATGGCTCCCAGAAATTGAAGAAAGAAGAGAAAGATCAGGAGGAAATTATGAAGGGGTTTTTGGAGTAATATCTAATTTTACTTGGAGCTTTGAAACGGATGGGTCTTATAACATTAAACTAGAAATAATGAGTTTAGGAGATGTTATTGAATCATTAAAAATGAATCTTCCTCCAACAAATACAGAAGGTTTATCTGCTCAAGAAGCTTTAGAAATTTCTAGATTAGTTAAACAAACAATTTCTGAAACTGGTGGGGGTTTAAGTCTTTCAGAAGATCAATTTTACACTGTATATCAAGATTTAGATGTCCAAATAAGAGAGTGGTTTGATTTAGCTAAATCAGGTAATGGTCCTCTTATGGTAGACTATGCATTAGGTGATGGAATTACAGATTGGCTAACTACTTTAACTTTTCCTAATGATTTTATGACTTATTTGTACCCTGCGGGTGTTACTTTTGAAATTCCAAATAAAGATGGCTCTCAGACTTTTACGCCTCAAAAAGCTCAACAAGAAATTAATAATATTTTAGAAGATGTCATCAGATATGCTCTAAAATTTACTTTTGAACCCGCAGTAGAACAAGAAGGTTTGGGGGGTTTTTCTGATATTTCAGGTTATTCTAATAATGTATTATTTCCTTTAATTTTAGCTACACAAGCAGCTAACCTTAATTACCCTACAGTGGGGGCAACCGCCTTATCTGTTTTAGTAGGAGATCAAAAAAGAGCAATTAATTTTAGGGATGGAAAAAATCTGAGGGATGAAAGAGATAAAGAAATAAAAGGAGTTAATTATGTAGCATATTATAATTCACTTGGAATTCCTGTTTATACCTGGACATCAGATGCTCAAATCTTAAGTGATGGACAAAAATTATTTTATTCTCCTTCTTTAGATCAATATTATTACAGAATAGGTGAAAAAGGAGACGTATATGATAGTAATTATCTTCCACATAACATTAAATATTATACTTTTGTTGCACATCATAATTATTTACGTTCTATTCAACTTGACCAACAAAAGTTTTTAATGAATAATATAGATTTTGATTCATTTATGGAATTAGTCTTTGTAATTTTTAGATATTTTTATTTAAATGTTAATTTTACTGATTCTGATGATTTTTCTGCAGGTGACCCAGAAGCAGATTCTGTCCCAGATGATGATGTTGCAGAAAAATCACAATTTCAATTAGATACTGAACAAAGAGGAAAAAATAGAGTAAGAGAATATTTATACAATATTAGATATTTTGATACAGTAAAACCAAATACAGAACTAGCAAAAGTAGCTAGTGAAAGACAAAGGTTAGAAGAAATAAGAAATTCAACTTTTGAAACATCTGGTAATACTTTTGTTGCTGGGGATATACCCTTATTTATAGTTAATCCTAGCCTAGAGGCCCAAGTATATGATTTTGAAGCAGGTCAATTAAAAGTTGCTGAAGATGATCCTGACCCTGTATATGCGGGAACTATTGGAAATAAAAAAGAAGGAGGGAAAATAGTTAGCACTATGATAGAAGAGTGGAATGAAGCAGGTTTATTTCCTCCATACAATGATTCACGTTCAGAAAGTCATCAGGTTGATATTGTATCTTTAACTATAAGTGAACCTCAATATTCCTATTATATTAGATTAGGAACTTTTTTAGATTTTTTACAAGAAAGAATTTTCCCAAAAATAGAAGGTACTAACAATCCTATATTAACTATAGATACAGATTCTAGTACAAATATATGCTATGCTGTAGATAATAGTATTTCATTAGACCCAAGAAAAATGATTGTGGGTAATAGTTCTTTTAGATCTTCAGATGTATCAAAGGGAACATATTCAGAACAAAATGAATTCTATAAAAAAATTGCAGATGAAGAAGATTTTAAAAAACAGCAAAAGGATCTAAAAGAAAAAAGTAAAGTTTTCCCAGAACTAAAAAATTTTCTAACCGGGGCACCTATAGATGGAGAATGGAGTTTATGGGGTAGTCCAATGAATATATATTTAAATTTTAATAGAATACAAGAAATATTTGATGGGGTTGACTCAAACAATGAATTAAGTTGTTTTAAGGTATTACAAGATATATGTAATGACATTAATGAATGTATGGGGGGGTTAAATAATTTAGAACCTAGAATTACTAGTGAAACTCCAAAAAAAGATTCATCATATTTTAATGAAAAATCTTATTCAGGAAACACTGTTCAAATTATAGACCAAACTGCTATACCAAATATAGAAAAAATATCAAAATTATTAGGATTAGAACCTTCATTTAAAGAAGAAACATTAGGGACTTTTGGATATAATGAAGAGGGTTCTAATTTTATTAGAAAAGTAGGTTTAAATACCCAAATTGATAAAAATTATGCTACTATGATTACTATAGGAGCAACGGCTAATGGATCTATTCCTGGAGCCGAAGCAACAGCCTTTTCAAAATGGAATGTTGGTATCCATGATAGGTTTAAAAATGAAGTAGTAGATGCAATATCTGACCCAGATTCCTTAATAACACAAAATGCCCAAGTAATTGAAGATTATGCTAGTATGACTAAATCATCAAACAAAGTAACACTTTTAGGATTTAATGCAGATTTAACAATTAATACAGATGCTATAGAAGTTCAAAAAAATACATTTCATAATTTTTATGTATTTTGTCAAGCAAAAATATCAGAAGAAGAAGAACAATCTGAGGGGTTAGAAAGTTCAGTAGGATTTTTACCTTTTAATTTAAATCTTGATCTTGATGGTTTAGGGGGGATTAAAATTTATCAAAGATTAAATGTTGATACAAGATTTTTACCAACTAATTATCCTGAAACTTTAAAATTTTTAGTAACAGGAATTAACCATAAACTTTCAGGTAATGATTGGGTTACTCATTTAGATACCATAGCTACTAGCAAATCCATAATAGCAACAGATGGAAAACTTCAAAAAAGAATCTCAACCCCAGATATTCTTCAAGAAATTCTTCCAGAAGCTGAACTTATTAATTCTTCAGATCCAAAACCGGCAAGTGAAGGACCAGGACCTGAATATGAATCTACCCCACCTCCAACAAAAGCAGGAGCGTGGAAAGTTATAAAAGGAAGCAAAGCAATTTCCTCAGCTTATGATTTAACAAAACACCATTCTTATTCTGTATGGGAAGATGACTCAAAACAAGTATCAGGGGGATGGTCTAAAACAGGAAGACAAGGAGGAGAATACATGTATGATATGGTATTAAAAAGAACAGAAGATGGGACAGAAACAATATCCCCATATGTTCCATCTCCAGTTGACGGAAAGATATCATTTTTAGGTTTTTATAAAAATGGTCAAGATTCTGCAATTGAAATTAAATCCGATCATGATGGGAAAATATATAAACTTTTACATATGGATACGAATAATGCTCTTGTTAATAAAGGAGATACTGTTAAAAAAGGTACATTATTAGCTAGACAATCTAATTTTATGTCAGGAGCTAAATATTCTCCAAATATTCACCTTCATATACAATACCCTGATAAACAAATTTTAATAGATTATGTACATAACATGGTAAATGATAGTTTCCCAACTTAAAATATTTATAATAAATGTACTATCCTAAATCTCAAATAAAAGAAAATCTATATACTAATGGAACAGAATATTATCTTTCTACTACAGGAAAATCATATACGGGATATTACTATGAAACTTCAAAAGGAAAAAAGTTTACAGGAAAAACTTCAGTAGGAACAGGGGGAGTTTTACTTACTACTTTTAGTGGGAATAATGTTAATCTTAATAAAACCACAGAAGACTTTGAGGGAAGTAATCCTGATATTGTACAATCTGCATATGTTAGAAACTATAATAATAAACCAATTACTCCTCGTTCTGTCCCTAATCCAATTAAATCAACCCCATCTCCTCAAGATTTAGCAAAGGGAGAATATGAAAGGTATTTTGTTAAAAGAAATAATGAGTTTTTATATTATGAAATTTCCTCATCAGATTACAATCTGTTACAAAAAAAATCTTTAGATATTGCCTTTAATTTGTATAATAGTGTTAAACTGATATGGTCATTAAGGGGTCAAATTATCTCAGCTAATAAAAAAACAGTTGAATTAGTTGAAAAAAGGTATCGTTGGTTTGGTTTTGTAAACTATTTTCAAAATAATTTTTCAACTTCCCAAATCCCCCCTAACTATTTAGAAACTAAAGGAGGGGAATTTTTACTTCCTAATAGAACAAATTATGTAGGATTTTTTCACCAAATGAAAAATGGAAATTTTATGACTGGAAAATATCACGGAGAAGGGAAAGATATCCCTTTAATTAAAATAAATTCTTCTATTATTACTACTAGAACCCAACAAACACTACCTTCATCATCTCCTTCATCACTAACTTCATTTACTCCAAGTGGTGGAGGAGGTGGATATTAAAAATATTTTTTGTATATTTAATTAATGTTTTATATAGTTGAAAATTTAGATCAACTAAAAGATTTTTACAACAAAGGTTATAAAGAAGCTTATATAGAAGTTATACCATATTCTTATAAAACCCACCCTGTAAAAACATCTATTAGTTTAGTTTATATACGTCCCTTAAATGCGACTAAGGGTTATATTATAGCTATAAACCATAGTGAAACTTTACGTTTAAATAACGAATATATTGTTGAATTAATTAATAGCTATGATACGTTATATGTTTGGGGAAAAAAGGAATTTTTACATTTTTATGTGCATAAGAATTTAATAGATATTTCTTTACATCTCCCAGAATATGAGATGGAAACTACAAAAGCTCATCAAATTTTAACACAAAAAAATAAAGAAAAATTAGACATAAATAGAATTATTCCTATAGTTAAACATTATGAAACGTGTGAAAAAAATTATAATAATTTAAAACAATATTTTAATGAACCCATTAACGAATTTTACAACAACAGAGTACCACTGGTATTCAACTCCATTGAAAGGAATGGTATACAAGTTACCCCCGAATTATTCAAAAAGCACTTCAACCAAGATTGGGGAAATAAAGTATACACACAATATAACTACAGAACAACCACCACAAGACCCTCTAATAGATTTGGAGGAGTCAACTTTGCTGCTTTAAATAAAGAAAATGAATGTCGTAAAGCCTTTATCCCACGTAATGATCGATTTTTTGAAATTGATATTTCTGCTTACCATCCTACTCTTGCCAGCCATCTTATTCATTATAAGTTTGATACTGATGACATCCATGCCTCATTCGCTAAAATGTATAGGGTGGATTATAAAAAGGCTAAAGAACTTACATTTAAACAGCTTTACGGCGGTGTTTTTAATCAGTATAAGGATCTACCGTATTTTAAAAAAATACAAAAGTACGTAGATAAATTATGGAATCAATTTCAAAATGAGGGTTTTATAGAATGTCCAATATCAAAACATAGGTTTGAAAGAGATAAATTAGATAACATGAACCCACAAAAGTTATTTAATTATTTGCTACAAAATTTGGAGACGTCAACTAATGTTCGTATATTATGGGAGATTATAAAGTTATTAAAAAATCATAACACAAAATTAGTATTATATACCTATGACGCATTTTTGTTAGATATAGATAATGATGAAAAAGAATTAATAAAAAAAATATTAAAAGTGTTTGAGAAACACGATTTAAAAACAAAAATTAAACATGGAACAAACTATGATTTTACAGGACAAAGTTAATATGTATAAGTCGGATTACGATTTTGATAATCCATATAATATTAGCGATTTGAACAACAAATTATTTTGCACTTTTACAACATTAGAAGAGTTGGAGGGACTAGTTAAAAGTCTCTCTTCTAAATACTCAATAATGTATAACAAGATGTTTGCTTTATATATAAAAAGCAATAATGAATATGTTCTGACTTATAACGTTGACCAGGGTAATATAAGTGAAATCCCAGAAAACACAATTTTAGTTCATCGTAAAAAAGAAACTAATACCTTATATACAATAAATGCTCTAAATGAGCTTATTAAAAGTCTTAATGGTGGAGTAGTAGACACCAAATTTCCAATAGATTGGCAACACTATAGAAATTGTATTTTACTAACACAACACAATGAGTTAAAACAACTTAATACCAAAATACATAAAATAATAGAACTTTAGTTTGGATATTAGTTATTTAATTCGTATATTTAATTGTTATATTTAAAAAGTTACAAAAATGGATTTAAACGCGATCAAAAATCGTTTGGCCTCCTTAAATCAGGACACCAAACCAAAAAACACAGAAAAAAAAGATTATACTTTAATTTACTGGAAACCAAGACAAGAAGGAAAATACCAAATAAGGTTCGTACCTTCAAAACTAAACAAAACAAACCCCTTTCAAGAAATATTCATGCATTATGGGATTGGAAAATTTCCAATAGTAGCATTAAACAATTGGGGCGAGGAAGACCCAATCGTTGATTTTGCTAAAAAATTAAGAACAACAAGTGACTCTGAAAATTGGAGACTAGCTAAAAAACTAGATCCTAAAATGAGAGTATTTGCTCCTGTTATTGTTAGAGGAGAAGAAGAAAAAGGTGTTCGTTTATTTGAATTTAGTAAAACTATATACATGGAATTACTATCAATTGCAGATGATGAAGATTATGGTGATTTTACAAATATGGCAGAAGGTTATGATTTTGTTGTTAATGCTTCTAAAGTAGTAGACAGACCAGGATTTGCTCTTAGTTTAAGACCAAAACCTAAACAAACACCATTAAGTGAAGATGCTAATCAAATAAAAACGTGGTTAGAAAATCAACCAATCTTACTAGAAGAAAGATTTAAATACACATACGATAAACTAAAAGAGGAATTACAAGGTTTCTTAACAGGTGGTGAAGATGAAGAAGGATCTATTTCATCAGAGCCTGCTACTCCATTTGAAGCAGATAAACCTGCTAAAGAAGAAAAAGCATTTAGTCTATCATCCCAAGGTACTCCTAAAAAAGCAAAATCAGATGAATTTGATGATTTGTTTAAGGATGACGATTTACCATTTTAAATTAAAGTTATATGCCAAGAGTTAAAAAATCGCTATCGGAGGCAGTCTCCAAGGAAATAAAATCTAAATTTGATTTAAACACCTTTAAAGAAAAAAAGGGACTTAAACAAAACGTTAAATTTAAAGATCAAGAATGGATTCCATTATCTAAGGCATTCCAAGATGTTACATCAATACCAGGTATCCCTACAGGACATATTGTTTTACTTAGAGGCCATTCAGATACAGGTAAAACAACTGCTCTGCTAGAAGCAGCAGTATCAGCCCAAAAGAGAAACATACTACCTGTATTCATTATTACTGAAATGAAATGGAACTGGGAACATGCTAAACAAATGGGTTTACAATTTAATGAAATAGTGGATAAAGAAACTGGAGAAATTACAAATTTTGAAGGTGAATTTATTTATGCTGATAGAGAAACAATCCATAGTATAGAAGATGTAGCTATGTTTATTTTAGATTTAATGGATGAGCAAAAACGAGGTAATTTACCCTATGATTTATTATTCTTATGGGATAGTATTGGATCAGTTCCTTGTGAAATGTCTATAAAATCAAATAAAAATAATAATGAATGGAATGCAGGTGCAATGTCTACTCAATTTGGAAATAGTGTTAATCAAAGAATTACATTATCAAGAAAAGAATCATCAGCATTTACTAATACCTTAGTTTGTATTAATAAAGTATGGACAGCAAAAGCAGAATCCCCAATGGGTAAACCCAAATTAATGAATAAAGGTGGATTTGCTATGTGGTTTGATTCTACATTTGTAGTTACATTTGGTAACATTTCTAATGCAGGTACATCAAAAATTAAAGCAATTAAAGATGGTAAGCAAGTAGAATTTGCTAAACGAGTTAATCTACAAATTGATAAAAATCACATTAATGGAGTTACTACAAGAGGTAAAATTGTAATGACACCACATGGATTTATTAATGATGATGAAAAGGAATTAAAAGCCTATAAAAATGAAAATGCTAAAGCATGGCAAGATATTTTAGGTGGAACTGACTTTCAAATTGTAGAAGAAGAACAAGCTTATAACGATATTACATCCTATACAGACGAACCCCAATAAATTATGGATAAGAAAAATTTACTTAATCTCCTGAATGATACTCAAGAGAATGATACTACCCTGCAAAAAGGTCAACGAATACTCCTTATAGATGGTCTAAATTTGTTTTTTAGAAATTTTGCTATTATGAATATGGTTAACCCCGATGGTATTCATGTAGGGGGGTTAGGTGGTTTTTTTAGATCCTTAGGTGCTATGATTCGTCAAACACAGCCTGATAAAGTTTACGTTGTATTTGATGGAGCTGGTTCTACAATAGGTAGAAAAAACATACTATCAGAATATAAATCAGGTAGAAATGAACAACGAGTTACTAATTGGGAAATATTTGATAACTTAAATGATGAACATGATTCTAAAGTAGATCAAATAGTAAGAGTAATACATTACTTAAAAACATTACCAGTTAAAACCTTAATTTTAGATAAGGTAGAAGCAGATGATATCATCGCTTATCTGTGTGATAAGTTGCCAAAACACCAAGACGATAAACTATTCATAGTATCTAGTGACAAAGATTTTCTCCAGTTAGTAAACAAAAATGTTATAGTCTACAGACCAATGGAGAAAAAATATTATACTGAAGACTTAATAAAAGAAAAGTATAATATGCCCGCCCAAAACTTTATATTACATAAAACACTTTTAGGAGATAATTCTGATAAAATTAAAGGTGTTAAAGGTTTAGGTGAAAAGGGACTAATGAAAAAATTCCCAGAACTATCAGAAGGAGTTCTTACATTTGATGATATACTAGATATATGCGAGAAAAAATATAAAGATCATGTTGTATATGCCCGTATTATACAGAGTGTAAAAGATTTAGAAAAAAATTACACAGTAATGGATCTGTCAAATCCAATGATTGGAGAAAATGATAAGAAATGGTTAGATGAAGTTGTTAAATCAAATGAACTATCATATATTCCAGAGCAGTTCATAGCACTCTATAACGAGGATAAATTAGGTGGAATGATTAGAAACCTAGAATATTGGTTAAAAGAGAACTTTGAAAAATTAGTTATAAATAAATAAAAGTTATATGACATTAAAATCAATCCAAGAGTATGGTCCTAAATTCCAAGTTAAAGTGTTATCATCTTTACTTACTCATAAAGAATTTTTAGTAAACATATATGACATTTTAAATGAAGAGGATTTTAACAATCAAGCACATAGATGGATTGTAAAAGAAATATTAAAATATTATGACAAATACCACACAGTACCTTCATTAGATATTTTAAAAGTAGAAGTTAAAAAGATAGAAAATGAAGTATTACAACTATCAATTAAAGATCAACTTAGAGAAGCATATATAGCATCTGATGAAGATTTAAAGTATGTTCAAGAAGAATTTACTGGATTTTGTAAAAACCAACAATTAAAAAAAGCATTACTATCATCTGTAGATTTACTTAAAGCAGGTGACTATGATTCTATTAAAATAATGGTTGAAGAAGCATTAAAAGCAGGTGCTGACAAGAATATAGGACACGAATATAATTTAGATATTGAAACTAGGTATAGAGAAGACAGTAGGAATCCAGTTGCTACACCTTGGCCTAGAATAAATGAATTATTACAAGGTGGATTAGGACAAGGTGATTTTGGTTTAATATTTGGTAATCCTGGGGGTGGTAAAAGTTGGTCTTTAGTAGCATTAGGAGGACATGCTGTAAGAATGGGTTACAATGTTTTACACTATACATTAGAATTAGGTGAGGATTATGTAGGTCGAAGATATGATGCATTTTTTACAAAAGTACCAGTAAACCATATTACTAAGCATATAGATAAAGTAGAAGAAATAATCCCACAAATCCCAGGCAAATTAGTAATAAAAGAATTTCCAATGGGAAAAGCTACAATCCATACAGTAGAATCACATATAAGAAAATGCTCAGATTTAGAACTTAAACCAGATTTAGTTTTAATTGATTATGTTGATTTACTTTCATCAAAAAGAAAAAATGTTGATCGTAAGTATGAAATTGATGATATTTATACAAGCACAAAAGGACTTGCTCGTGAACTAAACATACCAATTTGGTCAGTTTCACAAGTAAATAGAGCCGGTGCTAAAGATGATGTCATTGAAGGAGACAAGGCAGCAGGATCTTATGATAAGATTATGATAACTGATTTTTGTCTTTCATTGTCTAGAAAGGCAAAAGATAAAATAAATGGAACTGGAAGGTTTCATGTAATGAAAAATAGGTACGGAATGGATGGTTTAACATATGGGGTAAAAGCTGACACATCAACAGGACATTTTGAAGTTCATGATTATGATGAAGATGAAGAATTAGTTACCTCTTCAAAACCAGTTAACCCTAATTCTAATCTAGATAGTTTTGATTTACAACAACTAAATTCACAATTTAAATTACTATAAAAAATAAAAACTATGGCAAAAACTAACCTACTTAAGGAGAGAATAATATATAAGCCTTTTGAATATCAAGAGGCAGCTGATTATTGGTTAAAACAACAACAAGCACATTGGTTACATACTGAAGTACCAATGATGTCTGATGTTAATGATTGGAAACAAAATTTAACTGAAACAGAAAAGAATATTATAGGTTCTATTCTTAAGGGTTTTGCTCAAACAGAAACAGTTGTAAATGATTATTGGAGTGGTTTAGTAACAAAATGGTTTAGAAAACCTGAAGTTATTATGATGGCTACAACATTTGGGGCATTTGAAACAATTCATGCTGAAGCTTATTCTTTATTAAATGAAACATTAGGGTTAGAAAATTTTGCTGAATTTATGGAAGATGAAGCTACAATGGCTAAAATAGAAAATCTTACTACTATTAGAGATAGTTTTAATGGGGAAAAAGATGTACATGAAATTGCAAAATCATTAGCTATATTTTCGGCATTTACAGAGGGTGTAAATTTATTTTCATCATTTGCAGTTTTACTTTCATTTAAAATGAGAAATAAACTTAAGGGAGTAGGGCAAATAGTAGAATGGTCAATTAGAGATGAATCGTTACATTCAGAAGCAGGGTGTTGGTTATTTAGAACATTAATTAAAGAAAACCCAAAATTAAAAACCCCAGAATTAGAAGCAGCAATAAACGAAGCAGCTTTATTATCTTTGCAATTAGAACTTGATTTTATAGAAAAAGTTTATGAGCTTGGTGATTTAGAAGGATGTTCAAAATATGATTTAATTAATTTTATAAAAAATAGGGTTAATACAAAATTAGGAGATTTAGGATATAACCCAATAATTTCAGATGTAGATATGACAGCTGTAAATAATATGAAATGGTTTGACCACCTATCAGCAGGAAAACAACATACGGATTTCTTTGCCAACAGGGTAACAAACTATAGTAAAGGAACAAAAGAATGGGATGCAGCCGCAATATTTTAAAATATGGATAATAATTTAATAGCAGATTACACACAATGGGAAAGAGGTAAAGACTACCCTGATTATATGGATGAAGTAGCTTTATCAACCATTTCAAAAGGGTATCTTTTACCTGGAGAAACACCAAAAAAGGCTTATCGTAGAGTAGCTCACGCTGTAGCTATGAGATTAGGCAGACCAGATTTAGAAAATAAGTTTTTTAAGTATATTTGGAATGGTTGGATTGGTTTAGCTTCACCAGTTTTATCAAACACAGGAACAGATAGAGGTTTACCGATTTCATGCTTTGGGGTAGATACACCGGATTCAATTAGAGGTATAGGATTAACAAATGCAGAATTAATGAAACTTACTTCTCAGGGGGGTGGTGTTGGAATTTCTTTATCAAGAATTAGAGAAAGAGGTACTCAAATTAAAGGGAATGGAAAATCTGAAGGGGTAGTTCCTTGGGCTAAAATTTATGATTCAACTATAATAGCTACTAACCAGGGCAGTGTACGAAGAGGTGCAGCTAGTGTTAATTTAGATATTAATCATGGTGATATTAATGAATATCTGCAAATCAGAAGACCAAAAGGAGATCCAAATAGACAATGTTTGAATCTTCACCAATGTGTAGTAGTAGATGATGCCTTTATGAGGAGATTAAATGATAGAGATCAAGAAACAATGGAACTTTGGTTAGAAATTTTAAAATCTAGAGTTGAAACTGGTGAACCTTATATAATGTTTAAAGATAATATTAATAAGGATAACCCTATGGCATATCTAATGAATAATTTAGATGTATCTATGACTAACATTTGTACTGAAATTACTTTACATACAGATGAAGAACACTCATTTATATGTTGTTTATCTTCTTTAAATCTAGCTAAATATGATGAATGGAAAGATACTGATGTAGTAGAAACAGCTATATATTTCCTAGATGGTATAATGCAAGAATTTATTGATAAGACTGAGGGTAAAGAAGCAATGAAACGCACTTACAGACATGCTAAAAAAGGAAGAGCATTAGGTTTAGGAGTAATGGGTTGGCATACATTTTTACAACAAAAAGATTTACCATTTAATTCTATAGCTTCAACTGCTTGGACACATACGGTTTTTTCCCAAATAAAACTAAAAGCGGAAACTGCATCTCGTCAATTAGCTAAAGAATATGGTGAGCCTTTATGGTGTAAGGGAACTGGAATGAGAAATACCCACTTATTAGCAATAGCACCTACAGTATCTAATTCTAGAATTAACAGTTGTTCAGCAGGAATTGAACCTCAACCAGCTAATGTTTATACATTTAATGGAGCAAAAGGTACCTTTATTGTAAAAAACCCTGAGTTAGTTAAAATTCTTAAAGAAAAGGGATACAATACTGAAAAAATATGGGACCAAATTTTAGTAGATAATGGTTCGGTACAAAATTTACCAAATGAAATCTTAAATGAAGAAGACAAAGAAGTATTTTTAACTTTTTCAGAAATAAACCAATTAGGTTTAATTCAACAAGCAGCAATTAGGCAAAAATATATAGATCAAACCCAATCTTTAAATTTATGTTTTGACCCTACTGATTCCCCAAAATGGATAAATCAAGTGCATATGGAAGCATGGAAATTAGGGGTAAAAACATTATATTATTTAAGAACCGATTCAGTTATTAAAGGTGATTTGGGGTCTAGGATTGCAGACTGTGTTAGTTGTGATGGATAATTAAAATTTATATTTTTTTTTCATATTTATAATGAGAAAAAATTATATAAATGGCAAGACCCCCTTTAACACTTGGTAAACTTATAAGCCGACAAGCAAATAATATTGAAGAAACTCCTGAGGGAAATTTATCTACTCCTTCTTTAGAAGCTAGGGGGGAAACTTATACCCCACCTTCATCAATTTCATCTTCATATGCTACTTCAGCTTCATATGCTGATTTTGCTATTTCAGCTTCTCATGAAATTATAAAGGAAGTTTCTTCAAGTCATGCGGATTTTGCAGATACTGCTTCATATGTAAACCCCCTACAACAAGATGTTTTATTAACAGGTTCATTAAATATAAGTGGATCTTTAGATATATCAATGCCAACAGGTTCAGTATTTGAAATACACGAACCAGATACAGATCAACCTAATAGATTGCAATTTAGTTATTCAAATGGAGATCCTGTATTAGAAATAGGAAGTAGAAGTAATCAAGGATATTTACATTTAAGAAAAGGTTTCACAGGTACTGGATTTAAAATAGGTAGTGATGCAAGTTTTGAAGTAAATGGTACTACAGAATTCTTAATGTCGAGTACAACATTTCAACCTAATGCTACTAATAGTAAAAATTTAGGAGTTACTAATCGAAGATTTAAAGATGTGTTTTTATATAGTGGGGCTAAATTAGGTTGGAGTGCTAACACTGTAGCAGATTTAGTTTCTTTTCAACATGTTGCTGGAACAAATACTTTACAAGCTACAGGTTCCTCTGATGTAACATTAGATGTAAAAGGAGATTTAAATGTTAGCACAAATATAACAGCCTCAGGTAATGTATCCTCAAGTGCAGTCTCAACAGCATCCTTTGGAACTTATTTAGGTGATGGTTCACAATTAACAGGTATTTCAACTACACCTTTCCCATTCACAGGAGATGCTCAAATAACAGGCTCATTAATAGTATCAGGATCATTTATCCCTACAGGTAAAACTCCACTTAGTGTTTATAATGTTATAATAGGAAGAGAAGCTGGAGAAATAGCTAATGCCCAAACATCATATAATGTATTTGTAGGGGGTAGAGCAGGAGGTAATGATAATGATTTTGGAGATCAAAATGTATTAGTAGGATATGAAGCAGGATATTTAGGTAACCAAACAGGAAACACTTCTATAGGATACCATGCAGGAAGAGGATGGGGAACAACAGGTGCTACTCCAACAACAGGATATAATGTGTCTGTAGGTTATCAATCGGGATATGGAGCAGCTACTAGAACAACTGAAACTCATAATACTCTTTTAGGGGCTTTTACAGGAAGAAATTTAACAGCAGGATCAGGTAATACACTATTAGGATATTATGCAGGATATAATAACTTAGGTGATGGAAATATTATAATTGGCTCTGGTAGTATGGGTATTGCCTCTATGACAAACCAACTTCGAATTGGAAATGGAAGTTTTCATATAATCTCAGGTTCATTAGAAACAGGCCACATTAAATTTAATAGTTTTGATGTTAATGGTTCATCAAGAACCCTATTTACAACAGCTAGCTTAGTATATAGTGGTAGTAATGTTACACAAGTAACCCAATCATATGAAGCAGGAACAACTCAAAAAACAAGTATACTATATTCGGGTTCATTTTCAGATGGAAATCCTCTATCAGTAACTGTATCAGGATCAGATGGTGTTAATAAAGTATATACATTAGAATATAGTGCTAGTTTAGTAACACAAATAACAGTTATATAATATGTCAAATTTTGGAAATTTATTAACAACAGGATCATCTACACTATGGTCTCCATTTCAAAGAAATGTAAATGTTTTTTTTGATAGTCATATTACATCAAGTGCACCCCCTTTAGCAGCAGCATATGCATGGGCATTAACAACAGGATCAACTACAGCTGAAACTAATGAATATGGTATGGCTTTAGGTTTACCAAATCCTACATTTAGGGTAGATACTGGAAACGCATGGTTAATGTATTGGAATCAAAATACAGATCCAGATGGAAGTGGGAGTATAACATATGATTTAGATCAAGGTATAGGACGTACAGAAGCTTTAGATAGTTTTATAATATCATCTGCAAACCAATCAGCTTATTCAGTAGGGGGGTATGCAATAAGTGCTTCAAATAATGGATCTTCTTGGACAGGTTTAACTTCAAGTATATATTACCCAATATCAAGTGGAACTCCATTAAATGCAGGTTATGATGCTACTATGACTATTACTAATAATACTGCGTATAGATATTATAAAATAATGCTGTTAGATGGAAATGGTACTTATGGAGGATTTGCAGGAATAACAGGATGGGATTCAAGTTTGTTTAAAGATCAAATAAATTTACTTAATCCTAATGAAGCAAATGTAACTGCAAGTTTTGTAGGACATAATGCATCTTTATCTTCCTTAGAAAAATTAACTTCTTTTCCTAGAGATAATTATGGTATTTATTATACTGATGACATTGGAACGATGAATATCAATTGGGGGGATGAAAAAAAATTATTTAGGGGTATAAATTTTTTATCTTATTCATCTATAGTCTATATGCCGGGTATAGTTCAATTTTATAAATCTGATACAGGTGAATTAGATAGCTGGGAATTAGTTAGTACTGTAAATCTTGAAGAAACCCAAGGCCCAATGTCTCCTCTTCAATATTATTTTTTAGATGTAGGTACCCCTATTAAAACTAAATATTTAAGAATAGGACTTTTTGGAGAAGGTTCATCAACAGAAACTTCAAATTTATTAGCATATGCAGGGTGGATGTATGGGATGATATCTGCATCTGCTCCCCCAACACCATCTTTATTAACTACTGTAGTTGCTAATAATGATGTAGCTTTAAATTGGTCTCAAAATTCTGGCTCAGATAATAGATTAATAGATTTAATTTATAATATAGAAAGAAGTTCAGATGGAGGTTCTAATTATACCCCAATATCTACTTTATCTGGATCCGTAATTCAGAATTCTTTTACTTCTTCAATGGGTACTCCTGTTATAACTAGTTTTATTGATACAGATGTACCAGATGGTAGTTATTTATATAGGGTGCAAGCAGAAAATAGACACCATTTAACTACTGGAAGTTTTTCAACCTCAGATTCTTTAACTGTACCTGCAACCTCAGGAGGATCCTCTAAAAAAATATACACAACAAATAAAGGTAACGTATTAATTAACCCAAATGATACCATACTAATTGAATTAGATTAAATTTTATAATATTTATGGTAAACCAAGTTTTAAAAAAAATAGTTTTATGAAGATAAAAAATTATATAAAACAAAAACTTATGGCATTTAAAGATATGTTTAAGGATGATAATGACATTAATGAAAAGAGTGTTGTTGGGTTTGCAGCATTTGCAATGATGGTAATATTTGCTTTAGTAGATATTATAACAGGAATTTATGGGAAAGAACTTCATGTTCAAGAATATATTTATAATTCATTTGTTATAGTAGCATTAGGCAGTTTTGGTATTGCGGAAGCAGGAAAAATATTTGGTGGGAATAAAAATAAAGAAGAATAAAATTATGTATACAAAAGAACAAATTGAAACCGCAGTTATATCTAAAGGATACAAATGGTTCACAGACCCAAATGATAAAAACTATGATGTAAACATTGTAGGGATTAGAAATTCATCTACTAATGGAGCAATTACAAATAAATTTGATGATTGTATTACTGTATCCTATAAAATAGATGGTGAATGGCAATTCCACTGTTATGAATGTACCACTGACCCAGGTAAACATTGGGCCGAAAATTTATTAAATAAACATGGTGTTGCTATTTTAAAACCAGGCCAATATAGAGGATCTCATAAAATAAGATTACACCAAGGTAGATATGAAGCTTTAGGTCAGCAAAAACCCGTTAAATGTTATAGAGATAAAAACCTAGATGGTACATATGATTTAATAGAAGAAAATGTTACTGAAGGTCTCTATGGGATTAATATTCATAGAGCAACTAAATATGCAGGTAGAAAATCTACCCAAATAGATAAATGGTCAGCTGGATGTCAAGTAATAGCTGCCAATGATGATTGGACAGCATTTATGAAAGTAATGAGAAAAGCTAGGGTAATTTGGGGGAATTCATTTACTTACACTTTAATTGAATCACAAGATATAGTTTAACTAAATTAAACTTATGTTTAAAAAAATAACAGAAAGAATATTTCCTTTTTTAATAGCTCTTTCTGCATTATCAGTCTCAGCTTCAGCTGCATTTTATTCAATTAGTGGTTTATCAAAGTTGTTTGCAGGAGCAGCATTTGCTGTTATAGTAATGGCTGCATCATTAGAAGTAGCCAAATTAGTAATAGCATCTTTACTTTATCAATATAGAAAAACTTTACCTTTTTTATTAAAAGCTTATCTATCTATCGCCTGTATAGTATTAATTTTAATTACTTCAATGGGGATATATGGTTTTTTATCCTCAGCATATCAAGACACAGCAAATAAAGAAGGTAATATTGAAGCTCGAATAGTATTAATAGAAACTAAAAGGGACAATGTAAAAGAACAATTAGAAGTCTATACTGAAGAAAAAAACTCAACCAATGAAGCTATATCAGAACTTAGAAAGGGTTTATCTAATAATAAAGTCCAATGGAAAGATAAAGAAACAGGACAAATTATTACTTCAACCTCATCTTCAACACGTAAGGCATTAACAAAACAATTAGATCAAGCTATAGAAAGACAAACTGAAGTGAATGCTAAAGTGGATGATTTAAATGGAAAAATATTTGAATATGAAACGGAAATAGTAGAAGCCAGAATAGGTGATGGTTCTACTAGTGAATTAGGGCCTCTTAAATACCTATCAGGGTTGACAGGGATGCCCATGGATAAAATAATAAATTATTTACTATTAACTATAATATTTGTATTTGATCCTTTAGCAATAGCGTTAGTAATAGCAGCTAACTTTGCATTTGCTAAATTAAGAAAACCTACTAAAGAAAATATATATGGAGAAACTATAGAAATAATTGATGAAATTGAAATTGAAAAAAGAATGGATATTATAGGACAAAATGGGAATGAAGGATTACACTATGGAGATAAAGAAAATAAAATCCAAGAATTAGAAAATAAAATCAAAAAAATAAACAGACAAGATAGTGCAGGTAAAAAAAAATCCATAGCAATTAATGAAATTAATTCCCAAATCCAAAAATTAAAAGACGAAGATAATACAATTACTTATTAAGGCTCCCACGCAAATGCTTGGCTACCGTAAATATTGTTCGTATATTCAAGTATGGTTAAACATTATATTTACAACGTAGATAAAGAAACAGTTTTAGAAAAAATATCTCACCTTCAACCCCTTAATTATAATGCTTTTAGGTGGTGGAGGAGATTTGATACTAAAAACAAACCCCTCCACAAATACTCAGATTTATTAGATAAAATCCAAAATGGGGATTATGAATTTTCTCACTATTATTGGCAAGCTAAGTATGCTGAATTAGAAATAGATGAGTTATATAATAAATGTTACCCAGATTATACCTTATTTAATGAAAAAAATGCTATGGGTGGGGCTAGAAGAAAACGTTTATGGGATGATTTTGAAAAAGATGAAAAAGAAAGATTAAAATCTATAGAAAGGGATTTTCCCCTAACATTTAAAATATCTCGCAGTCAAGTAAGAGAAGAAATAGATAAATTTGGAGGTACGCTAGAGGATTTTTATCATTATTGTAATAAGCAGTTTGAAACAAGACAAAAACGATTAGAAACACGAGGAAGACCAAGAAAAAACTTATGAAAGTATCACACGAAGCACCTATCCCATACATGAAACAAGTTAGAGGGATGATAGACTATGATTATTGTTTACCTCATTTATTAGATAAAAATAAAGATTATATTCAATATTTTATAGATTCAAAAGAAATGCAACGTTATATGATTATGGATAATTCCTTACATGAATTAGGAACTCCTTATAATGTTGAACGTTTATGGTATTGGATGAATTATTTCAAACCAGATGAATTTATAGTACCAGATTACTGGCAAGATAAAACAGCTACATTAGTATCAGCTAAAGAATGGATAGGAAAAACTTACCCTAAAGAAACTATACCTGTAGCAGTAGTACAAGCTAATAACATAAGCGAAGCAAGACAATGTTATAGAATATTAAAAACCCAAGGTTATCAAAAAATATCATTTAGTTATGGGGCTGATTGGTATTATGACGAAGGATTAAGTACTACACCTATTAAGAATAATAAATACTTAACTAAAGCCTGTGGTAGGTACAATGTTATAAAAGAATTCTATAAAGATGGTCTAATTAAAAAATCAGACAGAGTACACTTACTAGGATGTAATGTACCACAAGAATTTAGTTGGTATAAAGATATGCCTTTTATAGAAACAATAGATACTTCAAACCCAGTTATTCATGGTTTATCAGGAATAAAATATAATGATTGGGGGTTAGATGATAAAGTATCTACTAAAGTAGATAAATTTGAAGGAGAAGCTGAACATTGGGATACAGCAGTACATAATATAAAGAAATTTAAAGAATTTTTACCTAAAAACAACAAATAAATGAAACAAGCAGTATTAAGTTTAAGTGGTGGAATGGATAGCAGTACACTATTACTCCACCTATTAGCAAATGAATATAAAGTAACAGCTCTTAGTTTTGATTATGGTCAAAAACATAATGTAGAATTAAAAAGAGCACAACAACTAGTTGACTATTTAAATAAAAACACATCAGCTAATATACCAAAAGTTACATACCAAACAATTAAATTAGATGGTTTATCTAAATTAATAAACTCAGCATTAGTAAATGGGGGTGATGATGTTCCTGAAGGACATTATGAACAATCAAATATGAAAGCAACTGTAGTACCTAATAGAAATAAAATATTTTCTTCAATTATACAATCAGTAGCATTATCAATTGCCAATGAAACAAAATCACTTGTACAGATAGCAATGGGTATTCACGCAGGTGATCATGCAATTTATCCTGATTGTAGACAAGAATTTAGAGATGCTGATTATAAAGCATTTGCTGAAGGTAATTGGGATTCTGAAAGAGTATTATCCTACACACCTTATTTAGATGGAGATAAATTTGACATTTTAAAAGATGGAGAATCATGTTGTGAGTGTTTAAGAATTGATTTTGATGAAGTTTATAAAAGAACAAATACATCATATAAACCATACCCATCAGGAAATTCTGATTATAAATCAGCTTCATCAGTAGAAAGAATAGAAGCATTTATAAAATTAGGTAGACCTGATCCCGTACAGTATGAAGATGAAACGGGCCCAGTAGATTGGAATACGGCAAAATTTTA